CGACCACTTGATGGAAGGCAACGCAGACCGCAGAGCCGATTGGAAGCGTTATGAACGCAGGGCAATCGAACGCTTGGGCGACACTTACACCCGTGTAGACATTTACTGGGAACGTGCGGCGCAGTTAGGTTTCGACCGTGTTGAGTGGTCTAAAGAACGCCAGCGGCTGATTGGAGTGGCGCTGGTTAACGCTGTGATGATGGCGACCAACGTGATTGACATTGAAAAGTTACGGCAAGAAAACCGTGACCAAGCGGCCCGTTTTCCAGTGCTGACTGAAGAGTTTGAGGCGCTGCTGAAAACTGAGACTGATGCGCTGAAAAAGTACGCATTTTTCTACGAGCCTGTGGTTTACCCGCCGAATGACTGGGGTCTACATAGCCACGGGCCATACGAAGACAATGCTAAAAATCACAGCATTGATGTGGTTCGTAATGCTGGTGCGCCGCAGCGTGAGGCACTTGCGCAAGCGATGCGCACAGGTCAACTGTCTCGCTGTCTAGACGCCTTAAACACAATCCAGTCAACACCATTCACCATCAATTCAGTGGTGTTGGAAGCAGTAAAGTGGGTCTACCAAAAAATTGACCACGCTAACGACAATAACCTCGCCAAAGTCACGTGCGGTAATTTTCCCGACTTACGAAAGTACCCAGTGCCAGTCACCAAAAAACGTGACGATTGGGCCACTCTAAAGCCAGAAATCCAAGACGAATTGGTAAACGAGGCGATTGAAATCAAGCAGCACAACGCTGGTTTGCCCGGGGCTAGGACAAATTTAGACCGCCACATTGGTCAGGCGGATAATCTGCTGCGGCTGCAGACTGACGGCGATGAGATTGCGCCGGGTCTAAAAGTTAAGGCTGACTGTTTTTACCTACCGTGCAATTGGGATACACGTAATCGTGTTTACCCAATCCCAGACTTCAATTACCAAAAGGCCGATTACCTTCGGGCGTTGTTTTTGTTTTCCAACAAGACACCGGTTACGCCAGAGGCTCTGGATGACATTAAAATCCAAGCGGCGAACAGCTGGGGCAACAAGGTTGACAAAAGGCCAGACCATAAACGCATTGAATGGGTTGACGAGAATTGGGCGAAGATAATCGCTGCAGGTCAAAACTTCAAAGCTGGCTGGCCTTTTTGGAAAGACGCAGATGAGCCGTTTACTTTTCTTGCGGCTTGCGTCGAACTTGCAGCCTACGCCAAACATGGTGAAGCGCATATGTCAGGATTACCGTGCGCTAGAGATGCAAGCCAAAGCGGCATCCAGCACTTTGCAATGGCTAGTCTACACCCGGGCGACGCTGAAAAGGTAAACCTGACAGACAAGAACGAGACGCCAAATGACATCTATGAGGATTGTCTGGCAGTGGCAAAGCGGTTGATTGCCGAACAGAAAGCGGAAGATTTACAGTGGCAATCTAATGACCCAGTCACACCGCAGGATTTAGCGGAAGAGGCGGCTTACGAAAAGGCAAAAGCTAATCCATCGCTGACAAAGAAAGACAGACGGCGACTGAAGCGGCAATGGGACCGCACACCGGCTGCAGGGCGTTTAAAGCGTGACCGTGACATCGTGTCTGCTGATGAAGTAGAAGCGTGGTACGGCGCCAAATACCTGCCATATGGCCGGTCTGTGATAAAACGTAACTGCATGACTTTCGGATACAGCAGTACCGCTTTTGGCTTTACCAAACAGTTGCAAAAAGACTGGATGAAAGAAATCAGCAAGCTGGTGCGGGACGAAACGCATCCGCTAACCGACCACCCATTTACAAGGCGTGGTTTGTACGCTTCATCTTTTCTGGGTACGCAGCATTACCGGGCGATTTTGGAAGTGGTTAAGTCAGCTGAACGTGGCATGACTTTCATCAGGAGCCTGACACGTAACCTTGCACATGACGATTACGACTTACCGCCGGATCAGCGCAAAGGTCAGCACCTAACTTTCACAACGCCTCTTGGGTTTCCGATGCACCAAAATTACACGGTGACTGAAGAGTACAAGCAACGCATCCCGTTTTTCGACAGGCAAACAAACCTGCTGAAAAAACGAGACAGCTGGCTGCACCTACGTAAAGACACACCAGTAGTTGATGTCGAGGATAGTGTGGACGCTTGTGCGCCTAACATCATCCACAGCATGGATGCGACGCATTTGATGCTGGTGGTGTTAAAAAGCAAAGAGCGTGGGCTAAATGATTTCCTGCTGGTTCACGACAGCTTTGCGACGACGCCGGGTAATGTCACTCGCATGAAGGTGATAATCAACTACACGCTTGCTGAATTGTACGGAAATGGCTTCTGCCTGTACCAAGAGTTGCTGGACCAAAACTTGCCGAAAATGCGGCACCCAGAGGGTGTCACTGTCAACCGGCAGGAACGCCCAACACCAACAGTCCCGCACAAAGGTGACGAAGACGGCAATCTGCTGGATTTAAATTCAGTCAAACGCAATCGGTTCGGCGTCAGCTAACCACTACCAAAACATGACCCACCAAAGTTAGGTGGGGCTATTGCACACACACTCAACCGGCCTTGCGCCGGTTTTTGTGTTTGTACCCCAAAACAAATCGAAGAGGTGGCTTATGCACTCCCGTGAATACTTGTTGGGGGTTGCAAAACTCATGCGTCAGCGTGGGCAGCCAATCCCCCTCGAAATGCTGATTGAGGCAGAACGGCTCGGTCTCGTACTCAGCGAATTTGATGAGCCGACACTAAATGTGAATGATGAAGGAGAAGTAGTTAATGGCGAATAACAACAAAAAGAAGCTGCTGTTTACCACCCCGAAGGGCATCGCCATGTACCCGTGGTTGAACAAAGCAGACTTTCAGTTCGACAGCGCCGGACAGTTCAAAGTGAACATTCGGCTGCCAAAAGCTGATGCAAAGAAAATGATGGATGACTGCCGTGAGGCAGCCAATGATGCCTTTGGTGACAAAGCAAAGTCAGCAAAGATGCCTTGGAAAACCGATGAGGACACAGGTGATGTCATCTTTGTGACAAAATCCAAGTTCCGTCCCAAGGTGATGGACAGCACAGGCCAGTTGATTAACGACAACAATGTGCCACCAATTCATGGTGGTTCGACGTTGAAAGCAGCTGGAACGATGTACCCGTACACCGCTGGTGGCAATGTAGGCATTTCACTACAGCTGGCTGGTGTGCAAATCATCGAACTGTCTGAAGGTTCAACCGGCGGTGTGTCGTTTGAAGCCGAAGAGGGTGGCTTTGTTGCTGCCAATGACAATGATGAGGGTGCGCAGGGGGCCGGTTACAATTTCTAATAACCGCACACGGCGCCGTGCAATCATCCACGGTTACAAGTCCGGTTTAGAGGATAGATTGTCTGACCAGATAAAAGCAGCGGGTCTGCAAGTTGAGTATGAACCCGACAAAATCACATATGTCTGGCCGGAACGACAAAGCACCTACACACCGGACTTCAAGCTGCCAAAGAAAGGCGGCTTTTTTTATGTCGAAAGCAAGGGCCGTTGGACTGTCGATGACAGGCAAAAGCACCTGCTCGTAAGGGAACAGCACCCAGAAATCGACATAAGGTTCGTGTTCAGCAATCAGAACGCCAAACTCTACAAAGGTTCGCCAACTCGCTACTGCGATTGGTGCGACAAGCACGGCTTTTTGTATGCGAACAAAACAATCCCAGACGATTGGTTAAAGGAAGGAGACTAGCACAATGACTGTGGCTGAAATTGAGGTGGACTTCGTTGGTCACACCAGATGCGACCATTGTGGGAGCAGTGACGCCAACGCCTCATACAGCGACGGGCATCAATTTTGTTTTAGCTGCGAGACGTACACGCCACCAGAAGAAGGTGAAAAACCCACAGGCGGTGCGTCTCCAGCATCCCAGCTTCAGACAGCGCAAGATACCGGACAAAAAGCGGCTTTACTCACGGGTGAAGCTAAAGCAATCCCGGCAAGAGGATTAACGGTAGAAAGCTGTCAGAAGTACGGCTATCTCACCGGTGTCCATAATGGGCAACCGGTGCAGATGGCTGTCTATCGTGACAAGCACGGCAAGCCAGTCGCACAGAAACTGCGCAACGCCAAAAAACAATTCAACATAATTGGTGATGGCAAGCAGCTGCGGCTGTTTGGGTCACACTTATGGACCAAAGGCAGGAAGCTGGTCATCACTGAAGGCGAAATCGATTGCATGTCAGTGAGCCAGATACAGAACCACAAATGGGCGACAGTAAGTCTGCCCAGTGGTGCGCCTTCGGCTGTCAAAGCGATAAAGAACAACTGGGATTATCTGGAAGGTTTTCAGGAAATCATACTGATGTTCGACCAAGATGAGCAGGGCCAAAAGGCTGCTCAAGCGGTGGCAGAGGTATTGCCAGTCGGCAAAGCCAAAATCGCTAATCTGCCATGTAAAGACGCCAATCAATGCCTTCTTGAGGGCAA